GCTGAAGGTGTTGTGCCACAACGTCCGCGGGTCGGCCCTGCACTCCAAGAGGTGGAAGAACGCGCCGTGTAACATTCGGAAGAATGTTGTCGACACGCTCTGCCACCTGGCAGTGCGCCAACCCGAGAACGGCTTCGCCTTTACTCGGCTCTCGAGGTCGTTGCCTGAGCCTCCCCAGCGGGAGTGCGTCAGGCACCTTCAAGCAGCCAAGTTGATGGCGAGCGCAGAGTTTCCCACATCGGTCGCCGCCCTGGATTCCCTTCGGGACTTCGTCGCCCTCACGCCCGGCGTGAGCGGTAACGGAGTCCTTCGTCATCCAAGGCGGCTTCCCTCCTCCAGTTCGTCCTGTCTCGAGTGGCCTGCCACTCGAGGCGGGATCGATGGCTACCTGGAGCATCTCGGGCACATGTGTGAGGAGGCTGGGGCAACCCAGTCCTCCTTCCACGCCTACGCTGGGGACTCTCTCGGCGGCTTCTGTCTTCGGAAGGCGTCGGTGGTCCTGCGGCCATGTGCCGGAGTTGCTGCAGATCTTAGGGAATCTTATCGCTGCGCGGGGTTGCTGTACCTCAGGTCTCAGGGGAAACCCTTTGGCATGAAGGCAACCGCGCTCAGAACTCCCGGTTACAAGGTTCGGGTGGTCGGTGTTCCCGACTGCCTGACCTTTGTGGAGGGGAGTTGGGTTCGTTCGTCGCTGCGCTGGTTGGCTCCTGGCCACTGGCGTATCGACGGCGAGTCCCGAAAGATTCCCGGCGGTCTGCACTACCGAGCGGGACGCCGGTTCGCGTCCTTGGACTTGTCCAAGGCCACGGACGGTTTGTCCCACCCGGCAGTCCGGGTGGTCATCGAAGGGCTCGCATTGCGTGGTCTGATCCGTTCTGCGGACCTCGCCATGTCGATGCGATCCCTCGGATTGGAGCGAGGAGCGACTTGGAGCTTCCCCGACCTTGGTGACAAGATCGGGGAAGGGTCGTTCCTCAGAGGGAGTCCGATGGGCACACCTCTCAGCTTCGTTGTGCTCTCTTGGGTGAACGCCTGGGCCACCAGTACGTTCAGTCGTGCGCTGACCCACGGGGACGATGCGGTTGGTCGCTACACGCCGGGCTCTCTGGAGCTCGACCTGTACGCCAGTCGTGTCGCCTCCGTTGGGGCAGCGCTCAACAGGGAGAAGACCTTCAAGGCGGACCACGCGTGGACCGCCTGCGAGATCTTCGCCCTTCCAAGGAGTGACGGTGAAGACAAAATGACTCTCTTCTATCCCCCCTCCATACCTCCGTCGACCCTTCGGGCGCCGGTGGAGGCGGACCAGAGGCTCGAGAACCTCTGGCTGCGCCGTATGGAGAGGGTTATGAAGAGCCGCTTCCCGTGGATCGTGAAGGATCCCCGCCTGCATCTTCCGGTGC